TAGCTGTACCATCTAGGTATAGGTTTTTAAACTCAAGAGAAGATGTACCAAGGTCAATGTCGTTATCAAGTACAGGAACAATAGCACCATCTTGGAAGCGTACTTGTTCTACAGCAGTTGCACTTACTTCAACGAATACACCAAAGCGGTTATTAGTTGTGTCTACTACAATTTTATTAAGTGCATCTAAGTCAGCAATCAGTGGGATGTACTCACCCTCACCTGTTGTACCATCGTGCTTGTGACCACCTGATGCAGCAAAGGCATCACGAATCGCATTGTACTCTGCGTTAAGTGGAGCCGCACGTACTGTAGCGGTAGGGATAATGTCTGCTGTAGACTGTCTTGTGTAACCTGCCACGGTTTATCTCCTGTCTGCCAAACCATACGTCATAGCAATAGCTTGGATTGTATGACTTGCATTTGTGTTATTTGTAACGTAGCTAATAGATACAGACTTACCTGATCCTGATACGTTAGTCAAAGCTTTTGGTGATGGGTTACCATCGTAAATATCACCAGAGCCAAAGATAGCTGTACCATATACAGCCGCCGCTCCCTCTGTGGAGAAACTATAGGTTGTCGGGTTTAGTGAGTATACATCATCATAATCGTAGTACACACCAACAAATACTTCTGTGTTACCTTCGGACTTTAGATAAGTATCAACCTTATGTACGATCTTACGTAGCTCTGGGTCTTCCATATAGAAGTAAGGTGTCTGGTACAAACTAAAGATGTCTTCACCGTCAAAGCTAGTACCACGTTCTTGTCTGAATACTTTACCTGAACCGTCACCGTGAATTACATGTTCAAACTGTCCAATGTAACCTGATGCAACACAGTTAGCTTCAATACCAATAAGCTGACTATATTCAAAGATACTCTGCTTACCTTGGCTTTTACGGATAGCACCAATCAAAGACAAAGAAGCGTCATTCTTAAAGAAGAACCTAAACTGCGACTTCTTACGGATAACAACAATACTAATGTCTGTCACTGTCTCTGACAAGTAGTAGTTATCAAAGATGTCTTGAATCTCTTTAGATACAGATGCAAGCTCAACGTCACCAATACGGTCTGTACCTGAAATAGGGCGAATACCATCTGGCCCTAAGAATAACAAATCACCACCAAATTCTACTACAGAGTCTGGTGCAACGCAACCCATATTTGATGTAACGTTTTCTAAAACAAAGTCAGCAATACTTGTACCGACTAGGCGTTTAATATTGTTAGCACCAAAGATAAATAATGTATTACGGAACTTTTTAATAGCTGTAATCTTATAACCTACGTTAATAACCCCAGCACCATTTGCAGGGCTAAAATCAGTAGCACTAAGAGGCGCACTGAAATATAAGTTATAAGGATCAGAATCATCGCCAGCTAAGAAAATATGTGATGAATACTCTTCTGCATAAGCAGGGGCTGAAGGAGCATTAGCATCTGTAATCTGTGTGTATGTAGTACCATCATATGTAGCTGCAGGGTTTTCACCATCTGTAAGTAGTAATACTTCACCTGACCAGTTAAAGTCACGGAAACGTACACGACTTACATCTGTCATATCTGGTGTACCACTAGCAGTGATAGCTACCCAGTCTTCTGCAGTGTCATCCCATCTGTGCAGATAGTTATACCCAGAAGTTGTTTTTCTGCAAGCAAAAATACCATCATGCAGATTACCATTTACATGTACACCCAATACTGGGCCTGAGCCTGGTACAGTACCGTAGTCATTCTGATAACCGCTGATACGACGATAACCACCCGACAAGGATGGCTCATAGTTAATCATACGTAACGCACTGCCGCCTAGCTGTGATGCATGAGTAAGCGGATCAATGTTAGTCACAAGACCGCCATTACAGACGGTAATATGCGTTCTTAGATTATCCATTTAGTTCTTTCAATCACAGTAGAACGTAAACGTAGCTCGTCATCAAACAAGACACGCTTCATAGCTTTAATACCTTGTTGGAACTTCTCTTGGTGCATAGCTGCACTCTGTGCATTACTACGGAACTGCATCATGTATGACATAGCACCGTCTATTGTAACATGGTTAAAACGCTCAGGTATAACACATACATCATCATAAGCTGATAGTGACGAAGGGATAGTCCAATAAACATACTCTACTTCATAAGCAGCATCAGGGATAGGTGTAACTCCAAAGCTGTCACCAAAAGTCTGATACACTAGCTCAGGTGCTGCGATACCTGAAGCGTCACCTGTATCATCCATAGGGCGGTAACGACTCAAGTATTCTTCATAAGATATAGGTTTTAACACACGAGGTGCGTTCTCTTGTGAGGATAGCTTCTTAATGTAGAATGTTTCCCAGTCTACACTAGAGTAACCCGAAGGGAAGCTGTACTCTTTCGTACCTGCAGTAAGTGTCTGCGTATACGTATTCTTTAAGAAGGGCCACTCTTGACCGTTCTGGTAAATCTCTCGTAAACTACTATTGATAGCATCTTTAGCAGCCGACTGAACATTACGTACAGTGTCAAAGCCATCACCTGCTGCATCCAGAGGGACTTCATTCAAACGTCTAAGTAGTTCGTTTGTAAGCTGTACAAATGTGGACATAGTAGTTCCTGTAGGTAAGACTAGAGGGGCCAGTTGCCCAGCCCCTCAGTGTGTATTAAATATTACACTTGATCACGTGATACTTCATCAGCACCTTTACCGTCAACGTCCATTACCAAAGCCCAGACACGCAGTTTACCTGCAGTAGCTGTACCTGTCAATGTGTCAACAGTTAGGTCAAGTGTGTCTTCTGCACCAACGTATGCTACACCAGCAATAGAAGGTGCTACTGCACCTACTGCTTTAGAGGCCATTGCATAACCTGCAACAAAAGCATCGTCATCAAGACCTGTACCAATGTCGAATGTCAAAGCAGTCGCACCAGTTAGTGCTTCTGTGACTTCAACGCCAGCAGCTAGAATAACTGTTTGCGCTGGGAATGTAGCAACTGTGTTTGCACCAGATGATAGGTCTGTTGCTTCAAGTTCTACTGAGATTTTACGAATACCATTCATAGCCATTGTTCAATCTCCCCTTACGCTGCGTTATACTTAGCTGTTACAAGACCTTCAGGACGAAGAATCTTGCGTCCATATAGGTGCATACCACGAACGATGTCTGCAAATGAGTCAGGGTCACGGTATGTTTCAGTCTTGTTGATCTGCTCAGCAGTTGCTACAGCAGAATCATGACCAGCAACAATAACACCATAGTTGGTGTTTTGGTTTGCAGTACCAGTTGTACCTGGGCCTGTACCTACTGCTGGTAGGTTTGAAGACGTGTAGACACGGAAACCATGGAAGTTAGAAACGGCTAGACCGTTGCGTAGACCACCTGAATCACCGAAGTCTGCATTGAAGAAACGTGAATCTTCATCAGCTAGAAGCTCCATGAACACTGGATCAACTACAAGCCAACGTCCGTTCTTGTCAACTTGCTGTTGATCAAGCAAACGTGCCATACGTGCTACAACCATTGCTGGTGAAGCAGTTGCAGTTGGAAGTGCTGTTGCACCTGGCAAACGTGCTGCTAGTGGGATCGAATGATCGCCAGCAGACGCTGTTGTGATGTTGCCAAAGTCACCTTTGTTCAACTTCATTGATGCCAATAGTTCGTCAGAACCTGCAGTTGCTACAGCTTTAGTACCGTTTACTTGGTCATTTACAGTATCAGCTTGTGAGTGCAACGCTGATTGCTTGTAACCTGATAGGTAACCTAGTACTTCTTGGTCGTACTGATCCGCTAGACGGTATGCTGCACGATCTGTTGCAAGTTGCATAAAGTTGACGTGGCTGTGAGCCTCTTCAATATCGTCCATCTTAAAGGCAAAATAGTTAGCCTTATCGACAGTCAACTGAAAGTCTTCATCATCAAGGTCTTGCGCTGTAATTTGTGTGCCACGGTTATATGACGACACTGAAATTTCAGGCTCCTTGATAATTTTCACTGTATCTCCTTGGGCTGCGATCTCCCCGAAATAATCAGAGTTAGTAATATCGCCCACTACAGTGGATTTGCGGAAAGCAAGTTGTACCTGCTTGGAGTAAATGATGGGTGAGAAATTGCCATTTGGCAGGTTTCCATAACCACCAGCCTTTGCGAAAGCCATATTGTATCCTCCTAGATGTTTGTTTGGCTTATGTTTTAAGTAAGCCCAAACCCTATGTAAGAGGCTGACGTTCTAGGGTGCGAGAGTAGTAAGCTTGGCCTAGCTTAATTACTGACGGGCCTATAGTAGTTCAGGTAAGTCTTATCTTAGTTGTTTGGCTCATAGTGTTTGTGAAGGTGGTAGTTACATTAAGTAAGGCACCTTCACTCATTAACATACATAGTTATACTAACTGTCTATGTATTGTCAATCCCTTTTTTAACGTGCTCCACCAGAAATATCATATACAAACTTTCCACTACGGATAGCTTCCATGATAGCATCTGAGTTAGATTCGTATTCTTGTGTAGACATTTTCTGTACTTGTGATTCACGGAATGTACCAGAAGTATCTTCAGCGTCTACACGTGTTGTTCGTTTAGTTGCAACAGCAGATGCAGCATCACGTGTGTTACGCTTAGCACCTTTAGCATCCATACCGTTGTCAACTTTATATAGATCAATCACACGTATTACTGATCGTGGATCATCTTGGTTCTCATATAAGGCATCCTGTACCCACTTAGGCTGTTCACCTGCCCAGTCGTGGAAAGCATCACTAGAACGCAAGTCATCAAAGTCACTGTGAATAGCACGAATCTCATTCTCCGCTTTAGTACGATTTGCATCTGCAGTCATCTTGTCAATCTCTGCAAGACGCTGATCTGCTTGTGCAAACTTTTCTGCTGCCTTCTTATCAGCGATAGTCTCTACGATAGAAGCAATCTGTGGGTACTTCTTAGCCCATGCATCAATGCTTTCATCGCTAGCAGGGCCACGGATGTCACCTTTGCTTTGTGCATTCTGTAGAAGCTCTTTTAGTTCTTTGATCTCTTCAGACTGCTTGTTAAGATGGTTACGTAGATCACTGTAACGCTTCTTGTAAGTCTTTTCTTCAGAGCTTAAGTTCTCTTCTTTTTGTGCTTCACCTTCAGCGTTGGCTTCTTTTTGTTGGGTATCACCTGCATCCTGTACTTCGGCTGTCGTACTGCCTTGGCTACTGGATTCGACTTCTTGCCCATTGTTCCGTGCTTCCATCAAAGCTTTTAGTTCAGCTTCGTCTTCTTCAATTCGACGCTTGTTTGCAGAACGTTTTGATTCTCGCTGTACAAAGCCAGCATTCTTAGGTGTTTCTACTTGTTCTAGTTCAGGCATTGTGTTTCCTTTTTATGTGGGGCCAGCCGTAGCTGGGTAGCCTTATAGTTATTTAGTCTTTCACAAACAAACCAGTTAAGAAGAACTGAGTTGTACGTTTATAGTAATTAAGGGCTGACTTCAAGTCTTTCTTTAGTCCACGCCCGTAAGACACAAAGTCTTTAAATTCTTGGTAATGCTTTTCTGCTTCACCACGTTCAATCGCTTTACGACCTGCATAGCGATAGCCTCTACGGAATGCTTCACCGTACCACTTATTGTGATAAGTACGTTCACACCACAGTTCAGCTTTAGCTTTATCCATAGCGCTGAAGCCACCTGTAGAAATACCGTGTGTCGCAATTACACAACCACTCTTAGAGTCGTTACTTGGATCATCATCGTTGTTTTTAGCTGCTGTAGCCTCTTTAATCGCTGCAGTAGCTTCTCTACTTGCTTGTGCCTGTGCTTGCATGGCTGCATTCCAAGCTGCAGGATCATCAGGAGAGACATTCTTTGCAGCATTAGTAGCTGCAACCCAGTCGCTTGTAGCTGCTGATGCTTTATCTTCTGCTGCTTTTACTTCATCAGAGGTTTTGAATTGTAAAGCTTCTTGTACGGCTGACTCTATAGCATTCTTTGCTGCAGGGGTGTCAGTAGGTAGTTGAGCTTTAGATGCAGCAGGTGCTGGGTCTGATGTAGCGGGTTTAGAGGCCAGACCTGTAGACTTAGTAGTATCTACACCTTGGGCAGGTTCACTGCTTGCAAACGTAGCTGCTGCACCAGAAGGTGTACCTGCTTCAAACTCTTCCCAAAACTCCTCGTCACTCAAATCTTCATCTTGAATAAGCGAAGTCTCTGTTTCAGCAGTACCACCATAGAAAGTACTTGGAGTATCACCTACAGGTGTATCGTAGATACTATCCTCTTTAGCCTCTTCAGGTGTCATACCTGAGTCAATCTTAGCTTGTACTTGCTCTTTAGCTGCGTTGATTACAGCTTGCTGTTGTGATACTACTTCTTCTTCAGTAACACCATCACCTACACCTGGAATACTAATTCTACCGCCTAGTAGTTCTGTAGGCTGTGCTAAATTCTGCTGTACATAATTAGCGTTAATACGTGACCCGTTGATAGTTGTAAGCTCTGATGCACTAAGCTTTGCACCCGTGTCAGGATTGATACCTGACTCAATGATTGCCATAGACTTAGTAGCAACAGCTTCAGCTTGCTTCTGGTTTGCTTTCTCAGCTAGACGTAATAGTGCAGCACCACCTAGTGGCCCACCAATAACGCCACCAACCATACCAATAACTCCACGTTCAATAAGCGATAACTCACCAGCGTTTACGTCTGGCCCCATAGCTTTATTGTACGCATCAAAGTCTTCCATAGTCCATTCGTCTACGTTCTTTGTACGCCAAGTCTGCTCTGTTTGTGGTGCTGCACCATAATCATCATCGTCACCATCAGGTGCTGTCGAAGGCGTAGCATCTTCTGCTACATCTACTGTACCTTTCTCAAAGAAGCCATCAGGAATACGAGACAAAGGACGACCCATAAAGAAGAATATAATAACTTCCTGCCCTGTCTCAGGGTTTACAAATGTTTTACTTTGGAAGCCTGTGAATGTAGCACCACGTCCACCGTAGCCACCATAGCCGCCACCTACAGGTTTAGGTACAACGCCACCTTCAGCAAAACCTTCTTTAGGTTCACCTTCTTCTACAGTCTCTAGTTCATCATCACGGAAGGGTGACTCTGTGCCTTCCTTAATACGTTCCCAACCTTCAGCAGCAGTCTCTTGTAGTTCACGGAAGAAGTCTTCACCAAAGTAACGTACAGTAGCTGCATTGATTACAAACTCATTAGGGCTAACATTGATCTCAACATCATCACGTACTTCTTCAGGTTTAGCACCTAGAGGGGCAGTGTTACCACTTACTGGGTCTTCCTGCTCGTTAAGCAGTAGCTCCATTTCTTGGTCTTGCTTTGACATCTTTTTAGCTTTAGACTTTCGGGCCATTCACTTCATCCCTCAAATGTTTCAACCTATGAAGTGCTGCCACCTCACCTTGTGCACGATAGATACCCTCCATCGTACTCTCAATCTCTAGCTTCTTGTGGGCTACTGCAATCTTAGCATTCAGCATTTCTACAAATGCATCCCACACTTCTTTATCGTTTACAAAGCTCTTGAGTTTATACATTGCCTGAGAAGCCCTGTTCTCCTGGTGTAGGTGCTGTTCCTACTCCTACCTGACTACCACCGCCACCTGATGTATCAGCTACTCCCTGCGGCCCTTGTCCTTGCGCTGCTGGGCTAGGTGTAGCTGGGGCACCCTCTGCAGGTGCTCCTTCAGGCGCTGGGGGTGGTGTAGTGAACTTCTTAAGTATCTCAGCTTGGATAGCTGCATCAGCTAAAGAGTTAGTCACCTTGTCAGGGTCTAAGTCCATGCTCTTAGCGATCTCACGAATGATGTAGTCACTCTTAATGAATGGCTGTAGCGCTGGGTTAGCACCAACCTGCATGAATTGCATCAAGCGCTGTGAGCGTACTTCGTTAGCCATCAAGCTTTCTGTACCTGATGCTTTAACTTCTAAGTCACCCTTAATCTCAGGATCAAAGTCAAACTGCATGTTAAAGCTAAAGAATGCTTTACCTATAGGCCCAAGTAAGTAATCATCCACGTTTTTAACAACATTACGGATGCTACCATTAGCAGCAGACATGAGCATACTAATGCCGCTTGCAGTACGCCCCACACCAGAAACCCCAGTCTGCCCATGGGCAAATGATGGAAAGCCTGTCGATTCGTCAGCAAGTACACGGGCTTTATCAAATAGCTGCATATTCTCGCCAGCAACGTTGGGGAACTTGGTTCCGAATATCCCTTGACCAGGCGCTCCTCCCTGTCTTCGGAATACTTTTCCAGGATATACGGAAAGGTCTTGTCCAGGTACGAGGTTGGTTTCATCCACTTCAATGATCAAATTCCCTGATAATGCAGCATTGTCGATTGCCATACGCATAAACCCATTCATAAGGGTCTGTGTATCATCCATATTCTCAGCAATACCTACCCCAAAGAATGAGTAAGGGTTTAATTCGTATGGTACAGAGTAATAAGGAATACGTGTAGGCTTGAATGGGTTAAGTACTAGACGAAGTACTTTACCGTTGCATACCCATACGTTTACGTTTAGCTGTTCGTTGTTACGTAACTCCTTAGGGATAGTAACACCGTTATCCTCTAGGATTTCACTATCTACGTAACCCCAAAATTCCAAAACCTCATAACGCTCTGGGTGTGTGTTGTACGTAGAGTCATCCTCCATGTCTTGTTCCCAGTACTTCTTCTCGTATGACTCACCTAGCTTAATAGCTTCATCAATAGAGTCGTTACGGAAGAAAGGACGTGACTTCAAGCTACGCATCTGTGAACGTGTCATACGATGACGTTCTACTACGTACTCAGCTTCATCCATGTTGTATGCATCAGGGTCAGGGTAGAAGTTCCAAATAGACACATGACTTGTAGATGGTACAGTCTTAATGGTAGGCTCATACTCACCTTCATCATTCCAGTTAGGATACTCTTTGTCTATAGCAAACGGGCCTTTCATAATACCCGTGCCAAACAAAGCCATCTCAAATGCAGTATGGCGTAGCTGCTTATTAGCGCCACTCTCTTCTAACTGATCGTGAATCTTCTTTTCCATCTTCTTAGCTGCTACCATAGCAGGATGGAAAGTAACCTTATCTTGTGTAGTTCCTGGCCCTTCAACTACCTTATCTGACACTGGCCCTAAGCGATCCTTCAATGGGCCTAGTAGACGCATACGGTCATACATAGTCTCACCAGGCTTCAGCTTAACGTCAGGGTCAAACAAAGATGTTGGCGCTGGGTCACTACCGAAAGCAGAGTTTAGCTCCTCAGTGGCCTTCTCAGCGTTTGGATCAATGCTAATATGTACACTCTCAGATACACCCTCTGGTAGGACTGTAGGGTTTACTGAAAGCGGGAACCGTGATGCACCAAATAGTACGTCTACAATCTGACCATATGCAGCTAGTGTTTTAGTCTTAGTAACCTTAACGAATACACGTGACTTCTCAGTTTCAGTAAACTGTACATCATTACCGTACAAACCACGGTAGTTACGATAAGCACGTAGCCAACGGTTCTCGTCTGTGTATCGTGCATCTTCAGCACGTTTAAAGCGTTGCTCTACGTACCCGACAACACTGTTCGCATCTAGTTCATCACCATCTTGAATAACGGCTACTTCATCCGTTTCAAACAGTTCGCCTTGATCGTTTATCTCTGCCATAATATTTAGTACCCGAAGTTAGGATCAGCAGCTTGGAAACCGCTTCTTTGTGTAGCTGGGTTGAAGTCCCATAGTGAACTACGTGGACGTGTCATTATACCATAACGTATTGCGTCATACAAGTGATCTTCTGCATTTGTATCAACGTCTTCTGGATTACGCTTGTCCAAAGGTATGCTAGGTAGCTGCGCTATAACGTTGGTGCAGGAGGAAAAGAACACGAGTCTTGGCTCCTCAGTGAACTCATCCACCTGCAAACGGCGGTGAAGCTCATTCTTACCTGCAACCCGACTGCCTTTTGAACGATCTGAAGGACGCCAGCGGCAACCCTTCATGTTCATCTGCTCTGCCAAGGACGGGCCTGAGTCGCCACGTTTGTGCCACAGGGAGCTATCTAACACGCCGTAACGTATTCCACCATCTTCTGCTTCAGCTTCTACGATCATATCTGCTAAATCTGTAGCAGTAACCTTAGAGCAATATAATTCTCTGTAGATGACAAGCTGCTCACTGGGTGTGACAGCAAACCATACAACGCCTGTGAAGCTGCCGTAGCCGTAGTCGCAAGCTCTAAACTTAGTCCAGCTTCTTGGAATATCGTAAGGTTCAACAACGTGTATCTTCCTGTTAAACTCAGGGAACGCTGCCCCTTCATTGATATCCCAGTTACCCTCTAGTAGCTGCTTACGCTGATGCTCAGGCAGCGACAATAGCATAGCTTCGTAGTCGCCTGTGTCAGACAAGTACGGATTATCGAAGAGGCTGGCAGGGATGAAACGCCGTTTAAACAAAGGCTGTCCAGCTTTACTATGCCCGTTAGGAAAACGTAACACCTCGCCAGTCTCAATGTCCGTTGCCCAGAACGATTCATTAGGTTTAGCTGGGTCAATGAACATCTTCTTAACCCATGCATGTCCTGCACCGCCAGGGTTTGTAGTAGCCCTCATGTACAAGCCTAACTCTGGGTTAGCACTACGTAAACGTGAACGCATGTAGTTCCAAGCAAAAGGTGACTGCCACTGAGTCAACTCGTCGAATGCTACGTAATTAAACGCCTGACCTTGGTAGCGCATCACGTCTGTGTCTCTATCCAAGTACGACATCCATAGTCTGCCGCCTCTTGGTGTAGTCCATTGCGACTTACGCTCAGACCACTTAATTCCTGGTATAGCTTTAGGGTACAACTCCTGAGACTTCTGTATAAGTTCCCTAAGCTCTTCTGTTGTGTGACGTACAAGTAGACCACTGAAGTCAGGGTCATTCATACTACGTAACGGATCAGCTAGTGTCGCATAAGACTTGCCACCACCTGCTGCCCCACCATATAATACTTCACGTTCACTCGCAGCTAGGTAATCTGTCTGAGGGCCAGGGTTAGGCTTAAATACAACGTTCTGTGCTGCTATAGGGTCATAAGCTGCAGGTTTAACTTCTGCTGGTGGAGCTATTATGATAGGATCAGGGCCACTACTCGTCTTGCTGCTGCTCTGCTTCGTAGGTGTAGTAGCCGAGTCTTTCTTTTTCGAGGATTTCGATCTGGCGTAACGCTTTTTCGAGCCGCTGGGCAAGCTTGCGTTTAATTGTAGCAAGTTTTTTTCGTTTTCGCTCGACATCTATACGCTTCTTTAGTCCATCATGGGTTATACTTCTACCTGACTGTGTAGTTAGCCAAGCTGATACTTCCCTGTAACTATACTGCTTTAAATGCTTCTTGGCAAGCTCTAACAGTTCTAACTCTTTAGGTATCGGCTTTAGCCAATCTTCATCCTCTGGATCAACCTCATAGCCGAAAGGTACGTGCCTACTGACTCGTGGTATGCGTTCCCACACCTTAATCTTAAAAGGTGCCTTAGGAAGCATCCAGTAGCGGTAATCTAAAGACCTCTCTTGAGGATGGTTTATACTTTTAAGATTCTGTATTGTCGTCACTGTTCTTAGGTGGCAAGATAAACAACCCACCACTCTCCGACTCTACGCTCACTCTCTCAGTTTTAACTACACCAGCACGATCTAGGATTTGACCTGCTGCCATCATCTTTTCTTTTACACCTAACTGGGTAGGATCATCCAAAGCACTCGCATAAGCCACTGCAGCCTTAGGGCCAACACGTGACATATATGATTTAGTCGCTTCAAATATTTCATCCTTCAGTGACTCCACAATCTGTGATGTAGGTGTACCATCAGAATAACCAGCTAAACGTTTTGCGGCAACCACATCACCACCAGCTTCCTCAAATAATACTTCAAGGAACTTAGTTTGATTCTCTGTTAGTTGCCGCTTCTTAGCCATAGCTTTTAGTCCTGTCTGTCATATACGACACGGCGAATGTCACCACGTCCAATACCGATATCATTTAGTTCACGGTCTGTCATACGTGAAAGCTGCATCATTGCAATACGACGATCAGCTTCAGCTTGACGTGCCCTGATTAGTGCAATCATCATACGCTTACCCCAGCGCTTTACAGATGACCACAGTGATGTTGTTTGTGTTAGTACTAATTCCATGTTGTGTTCTCCTTATTTAGCTGTACAACACACATAGTTATACGTAAGGAGTTATGGATTAGTACGTATTAAATTTACATACCCGTTATGCAATTATGCAATACGGTTAGGGTTGAAGAACTCACGTGCAGATACAGTTATATCAAAAGTAGCGCCACTATCTTTGTACACTACAATCTTGTCACCTGCATGTAGATGCATATTAGACGACGATAAAATGTTATACGTATCGTGCCCAGATATAGACTTACCATTTACTAACTTGTGATATGTAGTATCATCAGCGTGATAAAACTCTACGTATATTTTCTTAGTAGAATTAGTACCATTCGTAACGTACAACATATCTAACGTAGCATCATGGTTAGGTGGACACGTGTACAATACATCAGCACTCGCACCTGAACTCGTAGATGTTACAGTGATACTCTCTGATTTAGTAGTGTACGCTAGTGCTACCATAATGTATTACTTCTTCTTAGCTCCAGCTTGACCTAAGCACTTCTTAGAAGCCTCACAGTTAGCTGGGGTAGGACATCCTTTACACGTCTTCATGATCTTGACTTCCCATTAGGCTTAACTGAAGCACCACAGTTAGCGTATATTTTACCGCCATCTTTATAGTTCTTCTTTACTTTACCACCCTTAGCCATGTTACCACCTGCTGGGGACTTAACACCCATAGCTGCACGTTCCATAGCACCTTGCTGCATTCCTGCCTCTACTGGGTTGTACGTATTGTTAGCTGTGTAGTTCTGCTGGGGGCCAGACATACCAGTTACAGAGCCACCCATAGCGTAGCCCTTCTTCTTTTTTACTTTACCGCCATCCTTCATGTAGCCCATCTTGTTACGGACTTGCTTGGGTAGCTTCTTCAAACCTTTTTGGTTAGCTGTAGGTTTCTTCATCATGATAGTATCACTTCCTATATTTCGCTGTCTTCTTAGCTATTTTCTTAGGCTGGGCTACATGCTGCTTACCAGCTTTAGTTCCTGCACGTTTCGCTTTAGTCGTAGCTGCATACTCACTAGAGGACAATGCCTTAATAGCCTTCTCAGGTAAGTAACGCTCACCTGTCTTACCACTAGGCTTACCACTCTTAGTACGCCACTTCTGTTCTCCCCACTTCTTGAGGGACTTCTGAGGAGCCTTCATTACTTGTAGCCTCCACCTTTAGCTTTGTACTCTTTAGCTACCATCTGTGCCTTACGTGCACTCCACTGTCCAGGCTTACCACCCTTACTGCCAGCCTTGTACTTCTCTACAAGACGCTTACGCATGGTAGGCTTAGTGTAGTTACCTGCAGCGTTTACTTTAGATTTATTAGACTTCTTAGCTACCATTTTACTTTATCAGCCCAGTACGCAGCACTCATCTTACCTTTAGAGATATTCTTAGAGTGTCGTGCTTTAAAGGATGCACGTTTCTTCTTCATCTTATCAGACTCGCCAGCTTTAGGCTTACCTGCAGTCTTAGCTCCCTGCTCACCAAAACGTATAGTCTTAATCTTGTCACCCTCTTTAGCCACAACTACATGAGACTTAGTAGGATGACTGGGAGTACGCTTCGGCTTATTGTAACCGCTTACACCCGCACGTTCTAGTCTTGAATCTTTAGATGCTGCCATAGTATCACTTCTTATTCTTACTGTAAGCCTGACCACCATAAAACGCAGCTACAATCGCAGCCACAGATACAAAATAAGTTGCAGCCATATTACCAAGAATAGTAGCAGCTTGGGATAAGGAAAGGGCGGCAGCCAAGACAACACTAAAAGGATACAACAACATGCCAGCCAAAGCAAACCACGCCATATTACGTTGAGCATCCTCTTTCTTATCTTCGTTCTCAAACCTTACTCTACGCTCAAACATAGCCATCTCTGCATCAGTGACAATACCATCACCATCTGCATCAGCTTCATCCCACATACTGTTTTCTTGTAACTGCTTAGTCATCCTACACCATCACGTATTCTATCAGGGTCTAATACTTCATGTCTCGTTAAGTGGCCCTCTAAGTACATAGCACGTTCTACGTGATCTAACGTGTACTTAACACCAGTAGCGTTATATATAGCCTCACGCACATAGAACACATCTGACTTGGGTATGTGTACTTTCTGTACTGCACGAGTGTTACCACTACTCAAAGCACGATAAAAGTCTTCGATTACTGTCTCACTTGCACATAGTTGTACGTATGGCTTCTTCATTGTCAACACTTATTTAACATGTAAGTAGGGGAAATAAAGTTATAACTACAGTGAAGTACGTAGAGGAAGTGAGAGGAGCAGAGAGGAGCCGTACAACACCGTAGTTATAACTTATAGTAGTAACTTAGTTGTTATATTTTTTATAGTTACTTTAAGTATAGTAACACTTAAGTAGTCTTATGTCAAGTAGTACTTAGTATTTATTACTTTTATTACGTAGTAACTTTATAGTAATAACTTTAAGTTTAACTTTACGTGCCCTGACGTAGTTATACCTATTGTTTACGTACCTGTCAAGCCATAAAATGCTCTACAACTGGACTTAACGTACAAGTTTCTATAAGGCCAGTTTAACATACCTACCAAAACTGGTACTAAAAGCAAGCCAATCTGGACTTACACCAGTAAAACAAGGTGTTTGTATACAGAATGTAACGGATATGTAACACAAAAGTCAAAATCCCCGTGTGTTGCAGAGGGTATATACATAGACGTATACCCCCCTAGTGGCCCACGCCCACCCCCTAGGCGAACAAAGGGTGAACATCCGGGGTAAAAATGCCAATATAGCCTGTCATGCAGCGCTAAAGCACTGAAAACATGTAGAAAATAGACTGATACGCCGTCTGTCAAAACGTACATATTGCATTTTTGCAAGGTGTTCTGAGAAGGTCATGCGTTTTTGCAAAATGGATGCACAAAACTTCTCAAGTCAAAACGTGATCACAAAACACCCATGAAAAACTAAATGTGATCACAAATAGAAAAACCTTTAGTCAAACGTGATCACAAAACACAAAGAAGAACAAAGCTAGAACACCCAAGCAAAGCAAGAGTAAGAACCTATGCGTGCCCGTAGGTAGTTATATATTATATAAAACACCCCATCCCCCCTATACGTTTGGACAGATATACCCTATCCTTTTTTGTTATTGCATTATTCAAAACCTTTTGGCACATTGAGTACATCGAAAGCGACAAGAAACAAAACGCAAGCAACGTAGGTTCTTCAAAATGTTTCAGCGTCCTAAGCGATCAGCACTCTTGAAAGGGACTTGCACTTAACATACGACTAGAAACTTTTGCATTGATTGGAGGTGCAACACATACGATACGACACATAGGTCTTAACACCACACGACCGCACGATGTTTGACATAACAGCCCTGGCTGACTGGTGGATTCTTGCCAGGCTGTACCCCAGTACATTTCACAGTGATGTACAGGTTTGTGACTACAAAACACTGTCTTTGTCGGTACTCTCTGACATTGCACCAATAGGCGGCAACAGCTTGTGACGTGGCATGATATACATGCAGTCTCATGAGTGTGATTGTCCATGGCTGAACGGGTGGCGTGTGGCAATGCAAAGCACGACTAACAAAACTTTCTTGACAGATAGGCATGTAATGTGCCTATTCTCTAGACAGTGTTGGAGGATATGACATGACATACGGATTTATTGGACCGATCAAACCAAAACAAAATTGGACCTATAATGAATACCTTGTAATGATCAACGGTGAAGAGGCGACACAATGAAAATGTACATCTTA